TAGATTACACGGTATCAAATTACACTTTACTACTGACGCTGCTAATGATGGTTAATAGAAAAATTTATGAGAGATTTAAAAAACAAACTCACATCAGGTAAAAATACAAAAAATATAAAATCAACAAGAGGTAAATCTTTTGGTTATCAAGTCTTAGGATTTGGTGCTGGAGGAGCACAATCTTTTATTACAGCTTCGGGAGGATGCGTTGCAACAGATGGTAATTTTAAAGTTCACACATTTACAGGTAATGGTACTTTTACTGTTTGTTCAGTAGCATCTGAAGATGCTAATAATGCAGTATCTTATTTAATAGTAGCTGGTGGCGCAGGTGCTGGTGAAGGTATGGGTGCAGGTGGAGGAGGTGGCTTTAGAGAAGGAACAACAGCACCAGTAGTTCCTTACTGTGCTTCTCCTCTAGTAAATTGTGCAGGAATTACAGTTACAGCAACAAGTTTTCCAATAGTTATAGGTGCAGCTGGTGGTGAAGCACCTCCAACAGGTAATGTAACCAGTGGTGCTAATACTGTTGCACTTGGTTTAACATCTACTGGTGGTGGCAGAGGTGGTAATAGAAGTGAGTGGGCAGGTGCACCTGGAGGTTCAGGTGGAGGTGGAGGTGACTATACTCCTGCTACGGCAGGTAATGGTAATACTCCACCAGTTAGTCCTCCTCAAGGAAATCCAGGTGGGGAATCACCTTCTCCTACCGAAGCTAGTGGTGGTGGTGGCGGTGCTGGTGGTGCTGGTAGTGGAAGTTCTCCAGGTGCTGGTACAACAAGTTCAATAACTGGTTCTGCTGTTTTATATGCAGCTGGTGGTACTGGAGAAAGTGGTACTGTTCACCCTACTGTAGCTGGTGGTAGCAATGCTATGTATGGATTAGGACAAGGTGGACATGGTTGTAGTGCTACAGGTGGTGGCCCAAATGCTGGTGTAGTAATAATAAGGTACAAATTTAAATAGGAAAAAATTATGGCACATTTTGCAAAAATATCAGAATCAAACGAAGTTCTCCACGTATGTGTTTTAAACAACAACAATAATTTAAATTCAGATGGTGTTGAAGATGAATCTGTTGGACAAGCATATTTAGAACAACACAATAACTGGCCTTCAAATTTATGGATTCAAACTTCAATTAATACAGCAGCTAATGTTCACAAAAATGGTGGAACTGCTTTTAGAGGAAATTATGCAGGAGTTGGTTATTCTTGGGATTCAACAAATAGTATATTTTGGCCTCCAAAAATTTATGAGTCTTGGGTTAAAGATGTTTCTTCAGCTACTTGGAAATCCCCTTTAGGTGATGCTTCAGATTTAACATCGGAGCAAACTTCTCAAAATAACAATGGCACTCACAAGTGGGTATATTCTTGGGATGAATCTGCTTATCAATCAGATAATTCAACAGGTTGGGTTTTAGTGGACCTTAAAGCATAACACTTGACTTTATAATTAATATGTGATATAATATATATTATTAAATATGGAAAAAAAAATATTAACAGAGCAGTCTATATACTACGGTAATGTTTCAATGCCAATACATTGGGATATAGATCGAATTGAGTTATCTCACCACATCTTACATTCTAGTTTAACTAACCAAGAAATACAATTTTCAAGAACTTGGGATAAATTAAATACATATATAAAGGAACATATAAATTTAAAACATAAATTAAATTTAGTTAATAAAAAAACATGGGGCAATATATATAATCCTCTGCAAGTAAGTTCCCCTTTATTAAATGTTGATCCTGTAGATTTAAAAAACTCACCTGACTATACCTTACTCTATGGTGTTAAAGTTAATAATTGTAGTGTTAAAATTCATTATGATGATAATAGAAGAAGAGGTAGAAGTTGGGATATAGATTTAACAGATAATAAATTTATAATGTTTCCATCTATTAATATGTATCACATAACAAACAATCAAAAAGATTCTTTAAACTTTATTCAAACTATTACTTATGAATTTATTTAATCACCACTGGTGTTTTAAATCTGCATTAACGTCTAAATTCTGTGATGATGTTATTAAACATGGGTTGAATCAAACAGAAACTATAGCTAGAACTGGTGGTTATGGAGATAAAAAATTAACTAAAGATCAAATTAAAAGTATGAAAATGAAAAGAAATTCAGATATTGTTTGGTTAAATGATAATTGGATTTATAAAGAAATACATCCCTATATCCATAAAGCTAATAAATTAGCAGGTTGGAATTATCAATGGGAAAAATCAGAGTCTTGTCAATTTACAAAATACAAACAAAATCAATATTATGATTGGCATTGTGATAGTTGGGATAAACCTTATGATAAACCAGGTAAAATAGACCATGGTAAAATTAGAAAACTTTCTGTTACTTGTCAATTAACCGATGGGTCAGAATATAAGGGTGGAGAATTAGAATTTGATTTTAGAAACTATGCTCCCCCTATGAGAGATGAAAGTAAACATTTAAAACAAGCAAAAGAAATATTACCTAAAGGATCTATTATTGTATTTCCTTCATTTCTTTGGCATAGAGTTAAACCTGTAACAAAAGGAACAAGGTATTCATTGGTTCTTTGGAATATAGGGCACCCATTTAAATAATATGAATATAAACGAATATTTTAAAACACCTATCTGGTCAGAACAAAAACCTGAATTTTTAAAATCTTTAAATAAAGCAACTAACAAATATATTAAAGCTGCTAGAACTAGAGATAAAAAAATAATAAAAGATACTAATGACTTTGGTTATTCACATCACTCAACACCATTAACAAATGATAATGATTTTATAGATTTTAGAAATTATGTAGGTCAAAAGTCTTGGGAGTTTTTAGATTCTCATGGTTATGATATGAAACAATATCAAACTATGTTTAGTGAAATGTGGACACAAGAGTTTAGTAAAAGAGGTGGAGGTCATCATGCTGCTCACGTTCATTGGAATCAACACGTTTCAGGTTTTTATTTTTTAAAAGCAAATGAGAAAACATCTTTTCCAATTTTTCATGAACCAAGAACTGGTGCAAGAACTACTAAATTAAAAATGAAACCAGAAATAAAAGGAATTGTTGATGGTACGGAACTTGTTCATTTTAGACCCCAACCAGGAACATTGATTATTTTTCCAGGATATTTAGAACATGAGTTTTCAATAGATCATGGCCTAGAACCTTTTAGATTTATACATTGGAATATTCAAGCAGTACCAAAAGAAATGGCTAAAGATGTTTAAAGAATATTTAAATGTTATTGATCAAAATACAAAATCTTTTTTTAAAAAAAATGTTATTGAAAATTTAAATTTTCCTTTTTATTTTAATACAAGTGAAGTTAAATCAGTAAAAACTAACTTTTGTTTTTTCTCACATACAATTCTTAAAAGACCAGAAGCCAAAAGTTCACATCCTATTAATTCTAATTTGTATCCTTATGCAGTAGCTCTTTTTAAAAAGTTAAGTAAAAAATGTAAATTTAAATATAAAAAAATATTTAGAATTTGTCTTAATTTAACATTTAATAATGGTTACAAACAATCAGTAACACACCTAGATCATAAATTTAAGTACAAACAATTAATTTTATATCTTCATGTTGATGATTTAAAATCATACACTTGCATATATAATAAAAAAAAAACTGAACTAATAAAAGTAAAACCAACACCTTATAAAGTAATTACTTGGGGTCATACTGATCATTATCATATAGTACCTAAAAAAGGATATAGATTAGTATTAGTTTATACATACATATAATATGAGTTTTAAAAAAAATAAATACATAGTTATTAAACAAGCTATCTCAAAAGATTTAGCTTTATTTTTTTACAATTATTTTATGGTAAAAAAACAAGTTTACGATACTTGTTTAAAACATACTTTTATATCGCCTTACGAAACTTTATTAGGCTATTATGAAGATAAAAATGATCAGATGCCAAATACCTATTCTAGTTATTCAGACATCGCTATGGAAACTTTAATGTTAAAGTGTCAACCTGTTGTAGAAAAAACTACAGGATTAAAATTATATCCAGCGTATACTTATGCAAGAATATATAAAAAAGGTGATATTCTTAAAAGACACAAAGATAGATTTAGTTGTGAGATATCAACTACTATGAATTTAGGCGGTGATCATTGGTCAATTTATTTAGAACCCTCTGGAAAAAAAGGGTTAAAAGGAATTAAAGTAGATTTAAAACCAGGTGATATGTTAGTCTATTCTGGTTGTGAACTAGAGCATTGGCGAAAAAAATTTAAAGGTAAAGACTGTGCTCAAGTATTTCTTCATTATAATAATAGAAAAACTTCAGGCTCAAAAAACAATATGTTTGATGGACGTCCACATTTAGGTCTTCCAAGTTGGTTTAAACAATGATATAAGTTATCTAAAAAGTAGAGATACATACTCAATTTTAATATAAATATTAAAGATTTCAAGAATTTATTGTACGAAAAGACTTATAAATAGTTTATAAATAT